CTTATATCTTAATTATATAATGCCTTCTAAAACCAGAAAAAGGTTTAATAAAAAAAGAAGAACTAATAAGAAAAGAAGAACTAATAAGAAAATATCCATAAAAAAAATTTATAAAAAAAGAAAAGGAGGTTCAAAAGAAGAGTGTTGTATATGTGAAAATAAAATAAATGGAACCTCTTTTATACCAAGTGCTTGTCTCATGAAATATGGTAAAATACGTGCACATAAAATTTGCAATGATTGTTGGTGGAATTCGTTTGCCAAAGAATCAACTAGCCATCAATGCCCTGGTTGTGCGAAAGGTTTACCTTTAAACGGACCTCCACCACCCAAATTTATCGATTTAACCGAGGATGATTAATAAAAAATGAATGCGTTATTAATTTAGTAAAAATAATAATATTTAATAATTTTATATAATGTCTAAATATAGTTCTTCTACTATTTCTAATATTTTAACTCAAAATGTAAGTAATTCTTTTAATTATTCATATTCATCTACTGGTAGTGGTTTATCCTCTGCTACATCAAATGGAATTACTCTCAATGAAGCAAATAATTTCGGAACAGATGAAGCAAATTTAGTTGCAACTAGAGTGGCTAATAAATTGATTAATCAATATCAACCTACTAATAAAGGAGAAACTTTTCTGTTTTCAACCTCAACAACAATAATAAATACTATAAATTTTACTTCTCAAGAAGATAGTGTTCAATCAGATATAACTGAAGGAGTAATGTATAATGTTAATAATTTTTTTAGTGTAGCTGAATTTTTATTAACTAAAACTAGTAATAGTCAAATAGATAACTATGGAGCAAATAAAGATATTAATTATTATGCCGGAGTATATCCTGGAATTACACCATTAGCCGAATTTAATCCATTTCCTACTTTTTACTTAGGACCGAATGATTTTATAATATATGAAGTTGTAGTTCCTGACAATAGTTGGTTGAAAAATCACAACTATTTTAGTTTTACACCATATTTTTATAATTATATTTATGATATTACAAATAACTTATCTACAGATGTATTTGCTAGTACCGATATTACCATTCCATTTTTTGATCTTTTTAAAACGCCTGGTACAAAAATAAATATATGTTTAACTGCTTCTAAAACCATTGGAGATTTATATGAAAAACAAGGATATTTAATCTCTAAAATTCCATCTGAATATCTTGAAACAGCTAACTTACTTCCTTTATTTAGAGTAGGATTGTATAATAATTATTCCTTCAACATAAATAGTTTTGTCACAACAAAGTATCATAAAGGTTCATCGGAACTAGAACCAAATTCTGTTTATTATACAAGTGAAGAAATCGAAGCAAGTTTACCAACTGCATTATTACCTGTAAATGATCCTACTTATCTACAAAATCTAGATATTTTTAACAGTGCTGTTAAATACTTACAAACCATTTCTAGTTCAAGCACTCAGGCGCAACCATATTTTTCCAATACCTATGAAACCGACTATGGATTTAACAGTTTTTATACAAGTATCACTGTTACTCCTCCTGCCGAATTACAAGCGAATAATACAGGTGAAGCCTATTTTAATACAAAATCAATTGATTTAACTACTTTAACCACGCCTTTTTTTTATGTATTAACGTTAAATCAAAAACTAATGGATGTAGGTTTGACATCCAATGTTCAAATTTACAATAGAGACAATAACGCTATTATATACAACGGAGAAATTGTCTCTTCTTCACCACTTCCTTTATTTACCAATCCTGCTTATCCTTATATTAAAAATGACGATATTACATATCCATTATTACAGTTAATTACATATGAAGTTTCTGATTTAATTGCTCAAAATATAACAAGTATTATAATTGTAGAAAGAATAGAGTTTAATCCAATCAATTTTTATCAATCTTCTTTTGACTACCCTGGTAGTACGTATGTATTCTTTGCAAATGAATTAACTACGGATGAAACAAATTACTTAACAACTCTATATGGAAGTAATATTCGTATTACAGAAAATTAATTTATACCCTTGAAGATGTAAAATATATATACTTTATATAAGAATATATATATTTTATTAAATATAAAAATGAAACGAAATAGATATAATATATAATAATTATAATAACAGAATGGAATACATGAAAAAAGAAATACTATTGCAAAAATGTCAAGAATTAAACATGAAGAATTATAAATCTTTATCAAAAACCAAATTAATAGAATTATTACAAAATCATGACTTAGGAAAAAATATGTGCCATAGTAAAAGTTTGAAACCATTAATAAAATGGAGTGGTGGCAAAGGAGATGAAATAGAAAAATTCAAATCATATTTACCTGAAAACTATAATCTTTATTTAGAACCATTTATTGGTGGAGGTGCATTATACTTCTATTTAAATCCAGAAAAGGCGGTCATTAGTGATGTTCATAAAGAACTCATCGATTTATATCAGGGAATTTCAAATGGAAAAGCAAATGAAATATACCAATTTATGGAAGAACATAAAAATGATGAAGTTACCTATTACCAAGTGCGTGACAAAATGAATATTAACGATAGTTTGGATAGTGCCAAGCGATTTTATTATGAAAGAAAAACTTGTTTTCGTGGAATGTTGCGATATAATCAATCCGGGAAATTTAATATTCCTTATGGACGATACAAGACGATTAATTATGAAGATTTGAAAAATACAGATTATGAAAAACTATTGCAGAAAACCACTATTTTAAAACAAAGTTTTGAATATATTTTTGAAAATTATAATGATGAAAATAATTTCATGTTTTTGGATCCGCCATATGATAGTGAATTTACAGATTATGGATATTGTAAATTTGGTAAAGAAGAACAAAAAAAATTGGCTACTTTATTTAAAATTACAAAAATCAAATGTTTAATGATTATAGGGAAAACCCCATTTATTACAGACTTATATAAAGATTATATTGTTGGTGAATATGATAAGAATTATAAATTTAAATTATACGATGGTAGAATAGGCAATGAAATAAATACTAAACATCTTATTATTAAAAATTATTAACTAAACTACTTTTTATTTAAACATACTATCGGCTACATAATTCAGGAAATCCTTGTATTTTTCTTCCGACTGAAACCCTGGATATACCTTGAGCTTTCCCATATATTCATTAATTCCGACCACATTATCTTGGATAGAAACATATTTATTGGAAATTATTTTCGGAATATCTTTAGTATGAAAATAGCGCAATCCAACCAGGGATAACTCAATATGATAGTCGATGAATTCTTTTTTTAATTCATCTACTATTTGAATACACTTCGCACTAGTGGATTTACATTTTTCAGTATCCAAGTTCAAGTTGGATTTTAGTTCCGCGTAATAAATAGTCTTATTGACCTCATCTTTAAATAAATGATCTCTCTCCTTCACCCCTTTTTTATTTTTCTGTTTAATATTCACAAGCACATGATTTTGTTGTGCGAGGACACAATCAACCAACACCTTTTCAATACCGGTACCAAGTTTAATACAGTCACTTTGGGATAAATCGCGATTAATTAACGAAGATAATGAATTTATGTCTTTGGTTTTATTGGAAACGGATCCCTGAATATACGCGTTAGCATCGACCAATTTCTTCCAATTCATATTATTCTTCTCTTCGACTATTTTCACCATATTTTCCATCATTTCTTTGATAATAAGAGATCTTAAAACAACTTCTACCATTTTCTTTAAGCTATTTGGAAATATATTTAAATAAGTATTTAAAGAAACCTCGGCATCCTATTTTCATTTCAATTTTTTATTGATGCGCTGCTATTTCTACATCATTTATCAAAAGACTTAAAAGGATTTTTTACTCCTGCAAACTGAAAGTAAAAATCATGAAAAAATACATGTTTTTTTGTATGGGAAAGTGATTCAAGGAATCGATTTTGGACATTTTTGGGATGTCCAAAATCAAAAAGGCCCAAGGGACTTTCGGAAAAAACCGATTTTGTTACCATAATGAAAAATTATGGTCTGGTGATTTTTTGAAAATATTTATTTTGTTACGATAATTTTTTCAATATTTTTTGCGAAAAGGATTTAGGCATTTTTTCTATTAGTATAATATTAGGAATGAATGCCTTAAAAAAATGCCAAAAAATGCCGACAGAGCATATATGTGAAAATTGTCACTTTAAATGCAGTAAATTTAGTAATTATAAAAAACATTTACTAACTGATAAACACAAGAGACTAATAAATCCTAATTTTTACTACGAAAAAAATGCCGAAAATAGTAAGCTAATATGTATTTGTGGAAAAATTTATAAACATATGTCGAGCTTATGCTGTCATAAAAAAACATGTATTTTATTAAATAAAACTCAAGAAGAAAAAGATGTTGCTACGCTAACTACACTCATTACAGAAGTAGTGAAATCTAATCATGATCTTACACAACAAGTATTTGAATTATGCAAAGAAAAGGAAAAAACTTGTTCTAATACCAATAATTATATTAATCATACGAATTCACATAACAAAACATTTAATCTGAATGTATTTCTTAATGAAACATGTAAAGATGCTATGAATATTATGGACTTTGCAAATTCTTTGAAAATAAAAATTTCCGACTTGGAAAATGTAGGGAGAGTTGGATATGTAGATGGTATAACTAATATTATAGTTAAAAATCTGAAAGAATTGGATATTTCGAAACGTCCTCTTCATTGCAGCGATCTCAAGAGAGAAACACTTTATATTAAAGATAAGAATGAATGGTGTAAAGAAAAAGAAATGTTGAAAGAGGCTATTAAACATGTAGCGCATAAAAATGTTCAAATGATACCTAAGTGGAAAGAGGAAAATCCTGAATATAAACGCGACGAAGGAAGTGCCAATGATAATTACCTAAAGATAGTGATGCAAGCAATGGGTGGTTCGGATAAACAAGAAGATGATGTTTATCAGAACAAAATAATTTCTAAATTAGCTAAACATGTAACTATTGAAAAGGATACAGATGCTTAGTGTCCTTTAGAAGGAAAACCATCTCCTAGATAATGATTATAATTATCCATACAGTTAACGCAGTTACTTAATGGTTGGTATGGAGTAGGATTGGCTAATCCCAATTCATTGGCTGGTAAAACTCCTCCTGTGGAATAAACACCTGTTATTGGAAGATTGTTTTGGTATTGAGCGTAACCACCTCTTTGTTTTTTCGATTTGGATTTTTTCCTACAACTATTGGTATGCATATGTTTGCATCCAAATTTATTGCAATGAGTAGAATGTTTATGTTTACAAGTATAATCCTTAGAAGTATGTCTATGCATATGTTTGCATCCATATTTCGTACAACTATAAGTATGAACGTGTCTTTTTACTTTTCTTTTCATAGTTCTCATTCTCTTTTTTCCATCTTTCATTTTATACATTTTAGTGATATTTTTTATTTTTTTTTTAAGCCCCCCTTTCCATACTGCAATTCCTGGCACATAACCTTTGGCTGCATCTACCCCCCATTGAGCACCTGTTAAACCAGGTAAATTTGGCATACCAGGAATAACACGATTGCCGAAATTGCCCTGATTATGTGTATCAGAAACATTTACATACCGTGGATTTATATCAGTTCCAGGAGTTATATTTCCATATCCTAAATTTGATGCAAATGATCCAGACATTACTTATATAATTAGTATTTATTTTTTTCTATATAGTGAAGTTGTTCTTCCTCTATTATTCTCATATGAGATGGTGCTATTCTATCAGGAACCCATTTTTTAAATTTATACGAATAATAGCATACCATATTATAAAATTTATCTAAATAAACAAATTTATCTATTTTATCATTTTGAAATTCTTCCTCATCATCACTTTCTTCTAATGTATCTAAATTATCATTTTCTTTTATTTTTCTAAATAATTTATTCATTTTCACACTAGTTGTATAGTCAGGAATATATGCAATACTATGAAATTTACTTCCATTATTTATATATAAATGATAAATGTCATTTTGTAAATCGGGTCTAACCTGAAATACAACGTCTTGTTTTTTATGATTTTTTGATTGAATAAATGTCTTTGAATTTGTATTTGTGTATGTATTTATATTCGTATTTAAATTTGAATATGTCTTTTGAGGCTTAATATCATATTCCTCATAATAAATTGTATTGGAACTAATATTATTTAAAAATCTATATTCTAAATATCGGACTTTATATGGAAGTGACTTGCATTTACTCCTACATTCTTCTTCAGTACTACAAATAACCGGAAGACCTATTATTAAAAAACTTTTATTGTACGCGATAGAATTAATGTCGTGTTGGAAAAGATGATGATAGATATTAATTTTTTCCATTAATTTCCAGGATGATGCATCTTTTCCTTTGTAGAATAATATATCTTCGAGAGAAAAATGAGTATGACCTTTACATTTAAAAAGAGTGCCATATAATAACGTTCCATAACAAAGATGGAAATGAAAACATGCTGGTTTTATGTAAATCTGACCTATTTGGTTATTTATTAATTCTATCACGATACAAACATCTTTAGAATTGTAATTGGTAAACCAGATATATGCATTGATACCTTCTGGAATTGCAAATACTAAATCATAATTGGAAACTTTCTTATAGGGTATTTTATAAGAAAGTTTCTTTGTTCTCGGAAAATCCTGTAATAATGAATTTTTTTCTTGTTCTGAAAACAACATACTTTATATACTATATATCTTAATCTTTAAATAATTTATTGTAATAGTTATTATCTTATTACAATAAAATATATGATTTCTGTTTAATAACTTGAATAAGCATTCGAAGAATAGGAACTAGGATCATACAAATCTTCATTACTTGTCTGGAAATCATTCGATGAAGGCAAGTTATCCAAAGATGTTGTTTTGTTATTAAATTGTTCTTTTAAAAATGATTTTAATTCATTCTTCATACTTTCCGTATCTATTTTTCCATTTTCCTCAGAATATTTAAATTCTGGTTGACTATTTTCTTTTTTAGATATTATATCCAATATTGCTTGATATTTTTGTGCCGGAACATTCACCAAATCTTTTACCTTTGGTACTGTTAAATTATCTTTAAAAAATAATATTAAATGATGAACTATCAAAATAAATATTATCGATATTATCGTCATTTGAAAAATCCAGGAAATCATTTTCTTATTCTTATAGTAGTTTAATATTTGTTTAGTATAAATAAAAACTCATTTAAATCTTCTATACAATTATCCAAGTCTATTTTTTCTTCATTATACTCAAAATAAAAATTACTTGGTATAAAGTGTGTTGTCTGATCTCCTTTATATCCTTCTACAACAAAAAAAAAGAAAGGATTTTTTTCCTCTAGAGAATATTTAATTCTATTTATTGAATTAGAAATATGACTATTTGGAATATTAGTAGTTGAAATGAAAGAACAAGTAGATTTATCTAAAATCAAATTAAAATCTCCCAATTTTTTATTTACAATTGGTACATCATTTGTAAAAATTTGATATATTTTATCTTTTAAAATATGGAACTGACCAGTTTCACTATTAATTTCAATAAATTCTTCATTACTATGAAAATATTTTTCTAAAGAAGAGAGAATAGCCAATAATTGTATTGGTTTATAGTTATCGATATATATTTTCATTATTATATTAATTATATATAAACTATTTAAACCTTTCCATAAAATAGTTTATATTATATAATATGTCATTGAGTATTATTATTGTTGAAAAACCAGGAACTCTAAAGTCTTTAGTTGTCAAAGATTTTAAAGAGGAATTGTTATTCAAAAAATGTGGCTTTCAAAAAGCAGACGGATTTCAAGAACAAAATACTTGGAGTGTAAAATATAATGGTGAAAAAATCTATATTGCAGTTTATGGGAAAAAGGAAGGACGTGCTAACTCTGAAAATAAATATGATTTTCCTCCTCCAATTGATAATACTCTTTTCTTTGGTTCATGTGCCATTTTAGCTATTAAATTAGATAAAAAAACCTTTATAGATTTAACTTTAGAAATGTGGGAAAAAATATATGAAAAATTATTTGGTGGGTTTGAAGATTTAAATTCCACTGCGTTAGAAGATGAGGATGAGATTGATGAATTGGCCTTTGTTCCTAAAGAAAAAAAGACGAAAAATGGTTATTTAAAAGATGGTTTTGTAGTTGATAGTGATGGTGATGAAGAGGAATTTAGTGGGGATGAAGAGGATGATGAAGAGGAAGATGATGATAAAAACCCAACTTCTGAAGAAGAAGAGGGAGAAGAAGTAATAAATTTGGAGGATATTGGTTCCGAATTAAGTGAAGAGGAATATGACTATAGTGAGGAAAGTGCCTAATAATTAAGATTATTTGGTAAAACTATACTATTCTATGCATATGCATATGCATAGTTCTCTGCTTTTGTAATATTTATATAAAAATGAAAATAAAAAACGCACTTTTTAACGTAGTCGACGAGTACTGCGACGTCTACGTCGCCCATTAGTTTTTTTTCTACGAGATGTTCTTTTTGATTTTCTTCGACGTTTTCCACCAAAAAAACTATATTCCATAAGTTGTGTATTGGCTGGAACAATTTGCTTCATACCATCCGACCATGTTAACTCGTAGGACCCTCCTAGGTTATATGTTTTTCCATCCATATCTTGTTGCCCTTCAAAATCTGGGATCCATTTTTTACTTTCTAAACTTATCATTTTTCCATTTACAACATAATATTTATCAAGTTTAGCTAAAGAAACTAAAACCATTTATAAAATAATGATAGATTTTTATTTTTATATTTACATTTACATTTACATTTTTACATTTTTAATACTAGTAGAAGTTTGGTTTTTCATATCATATACTATTATAGAACAAAAATCGATTATTAAAAAAAATTGATTATTTAAAAAAAAATTGATTTACTTAATTAACATTCTCTTGTATGAAAAAGTAATTAAAACATGGGTGCATCATCTAGTATTTCCTTAGAAGTTCCTATTGATATTATTGATATTTATCTGTCTTACGCAGAAGAGAGTAGATTTGTCACAGAGTTAAAATGTAAATTAAATCTACTCAACTATAATCTTATAGATAGTTCTCTTATTCAAAATTCATTATCTCAATTTTCTATTCCTGAAATTACTATTCTTGTAGAAAAAAATATTCATAAAGCCAATAATATTATTATTTGTTTATCTAAAAAATCTATTCAGTCTATTTCCAACGCAATAGAAATGAATGAATTAGGAAAAGTAAATCCTAATTCACATAAATATATTTATTTAATAATGGAAAATGATTATACTCCGGAAACTAATATTGAAATTTTAAGCATTATTAAAAAAGGGTTATGGTTTCCATTTTATGATCAGACAACAGTTGAAGAAACTATGAATAAAATATATCCATTATTATCAGGTGAAGAAGAATTTACAGAAAAAATTGATATCATTTGATTTTTATACTTTAAATTAATTTATCTAAATTTTAATGCCTGACTTTCATCATAAATATAATTTGAATAGTGTCTATATTTGTC